GCGTATCTGGATTTGGTTTCTCGCTACTATAACACCATCCGATTGAATAGTGCTAGCGGTGTACAAAATACCAGTAACACTTACATCACCAGTAAAAACGGTATTACCAAAGATACCTACGCCAGTGGAATTAACCTCAAACTTCTTAAGGCCATTGGACGACACAGCTACAGTTGTAGGATTAGGCGACCAGATACCAGTCTGATTGCTAGTCTCAAAAGAGATACCGGGCGCGGCCTCGGTCCCCGCGTCAATCAGTTTTATAGCGTTGCCGCCCATGACCAGATTACCAGTCATGGGAACAGTGCCGGTCCTGAGGAAAGTTAGATTAAAGGCATTGCCGAAGTTGTTGTCTTCCTCGTCGTGCCTGTCGGCCAGTATCCTGATACCGTTGTCACGGTCTTGCTGCCACGAGTGGACGCGGGTGAAGTTACCAGAGGGGTCAAAGGGCATCTTACTGTTCCTCGTCTTGCGGCTGCATGTCCACCGGTATTACTGGCTCACCCTGTTGACGATGTGCGTTCAGAATGCCCAGTATGCGGGGGACGTGTTCCCTAGCTACAGTTTGCATAGCGCCACCGCCCCTACGAGATGCAGACCTTAAAGCACGTCCTGCCGACATCTGAGCGCGGAGGAATGCAGGGCTAGCCATAGCACGGGCGAACGTGTTATTAGCGCCTATCAGCATAGCAGCGTTAGCGGGATTGAGCGAGCCAACGCCTATCAGACCGGCTAGTATGTTGACAAAGCCAGAGCCGGAGTTGTTTACCAGCTTGCTGTTCTTCTTTAAAGCATCTGTCAGTGTAGCGAGGTTGCGAATATGGGGCATAGCTTGCTGCATACTCGTACCATCGGCGCTCCTACGGGCATCGCCAAACATAGCATTAAAGCCATGCGGGTTCTTCTGGACCTCGTTGAACTTGGTAAGGAAGCGGCTAGGCGAGAAACCCTCGCCAAACTCGTCGGACGTTCCTGCTGTAGCCTCACCCATCTGTCGGAATACACCAGAAGCTACGGTGCGCCATTCATCCGTAGTCATAGACCGGCGAAGCTGGAACAGCCCACGTGCATCATTACGGCCCATGTTCTGAATACGAGTAGCAATGTTCTCGTTACTCTGAGCATTACCCAGTATCTGGTCGAGCTTGTCGAACCGTTGCATACCCGCATTGTAATGTGTTGTAGCCCTATCGAATGCACTTAAAGCATCCGGGTTGTGTTGCCCTAGCGAGTTACGCATGTCGCTAGTAAGCTGGCGGTACACGTTAGCCAGTTCAGCGCGGGGGATATCGTTAGGTCCGACACCCTGCCTAGCACCCATCATCTGCCCGATTTCCGAGCGCATAGCCTGTGCATCGTGCCACGACATACGGCCAGTACTAGGGCGAGTACCAGCCACAATATCCTGCAAATGTGATAGACGGGGATTGTTAAAGAACTCCCCGAGCCTAGTATTCTGGAAGCGGTCACGCTTGCCTGTCATGCTTTGCAGAGTGGCGTTTACGTCCACGGCGTCGGGGCCTCTAGGGGCGAGTAAATCGCTTGCCCCATACAACGCCCTAGAAGTGTTCTGGAAGCGGTCGCGGAAGCCCCCAGCGCGATCTAGGGCATTAGACGCTACCGCGCCAACCTGATTGGGCGTTGTCCCGTTGCCTATCTGCGCGGCTGTCTGGTGGAGCGCATTGCCTAGCTGTTGCTCAGTACGCTCCGCAGCACGGTTAATCGGCCCGCCACCGAAGGAGTTGGCGCTAACATCGGTCGCACGCCTTAAAGCAGGATTGGCCGTAATCTGGCCCATGCCAACATCCACGCCTAGCTCGTTAGCGGCATCAGCTACTCGGTTAGCACGACCTACACGATTGCCAAATCTCCGTGCGCCACGACCTAGCACTTGACCTGCACCGGACATTACTAGGCCACCACCGGCTCCACCTAGTATCTGTTTGGCCTTCTGTACACCGAAGCCACCAGCATTGGGGTCTTCATCCACCGCCTGTATAGCAGCAGAAGTAGCTCCCTGCGCTACAGCCTGTGCAGCCCTAGCAGCTACCCTAGCACCGCCAGTACCTAAAGCACCAAGCCTAGCAAACTTAGGACCGGGTTGTATGATGTTACCTACCAGCCTACCAGCGTCGAAGCCGGTACGCCCTTTATCCGCTCTAGCTTGTTCCCGCTCTAGCTCCGCGTTCTTACGGCGGCTCTCGTTCCACGCTAGCTCTTTGTCGCTGAATAGGCCCTGAGAGCGTATAGGGTCAGTAGTAGGAGCCATACCTATCTTAGACCGTACAGCATTCTCTAGGCTAGTATTAGGGTCCATACCCAGTAGACGCTCTGCCTTATTGCCAGCACGGCCTATAAGCTGCGTAATACCCTCGGCAGGGTCCAGTATGGCACCACGAGCAATACTGTCCAGAAAGCTGCCAGCACCAGTTGCTTTACGGTTAGCGCCTTCACGAATGCCGTATATGCTACCAGTAGCACGCTTGTTACGCACGGCATCATACGCGCCGCTAATCTTGTCATAGTCCTGTCCGGACTGTGCAGCACGCTTGCGATCCTCGAACTCTTGTATCCGCTTCTTGTCGGTAACTTGCCTAGCAGCAAACTGCCTTAAAAGAGCCGGGTCTGTAACTTCTTTAGCCATAGCTCAGTCCTATTGCTGCATGACTTTGCCGGTCTTAGGGTCTTGCCACATATACGTGCCATCGCCCATCTTTATGGCACTACGCGGTACACCAGTTGGTAAGTCTTTACGTGGTGCGTAGTTAGCAGCCGCAGTAGTATTACCAGCAGCTACGCGCTTACCGCCCTTAGCCTTTTCCTCGGCCTCTTGCTGACCTAGTAACTTCTCGCCAGCAAGAGCCTGTATTTGGTTGTAATCCGGACCTGCTAGAGCCATTACTTGTTCAGGGTCATACCCGCCAGCTATGGCGCTATCGACCCTACGCTTCATGGACTTAGCAGCAATTACTTGCTGATTGTGCAGATACTTGATAATCTGGTCAGGAGGTGTGGTACGGCTGAAAGTGTACTTCTCCCACTCAGCAAGTTCTTGCGGAGTAAGCGCGGAGCCATACAGGCCGTGGCGCACATCGGACGACCATGTGCCGTAGTCTCTCCACCACTGCATACGGCCCGCGTCTTCGTCAGACTGCCCTAGTCCTATGTTAGACATAGTATTGCTTATGGCATCACCAGCGCGGGCAGTAATACCAGTCAGGGAACCAGCGTAAGACGGCTTAAACGAACCGCTCATACCCATTAGGCGGCTAGAGTTAACTGCCGCGTCGTCAAGTCCTTTAACTTGTCCAGCGGGCAAGTTCTTAGGCTGTCCCTGTTTAGCCTGTGCAGCCGCAATAGTAGCGTTGTTGTCCGCTATAGTGCGGGCCATAGCTGCATTATCTTGCTGTGTCTGTTCTTCTGTCTTGTACTGGTGTCCGATAGCAGCAGTACGTTCCGCAAACGGCTGTCCATAAGCTGTTTGATCCTTAGCATTAAAGTTCGCAAGCCCGTACTGTTCTTCTTGCGCCCTCTGTGCCTGTATATCGGCTTCACGCTGATCGCGGATTTTCTGGAAGTCGGTATAGCCCTGTTCCAGTAGCGGCTGAGAGTTCATGTCCCTAAGACGTACATCCGTACCCTCGTCGGCTAGCATACGCTGTGCAGCCTCAAGCCGGATAGAACTGGGAGTGTTAGCCATTTCCTGCCTAGCGGGCATTACAGGCGCGTCGGGCATCGGTGGAATATCAGTACTACCACCTGCATCAGCTACATCGCCACCCTCGCCTACGCCACCACCACCGGCTCCTACATACTGGGCGAGGTTGTTATTGCGGTTAAGCCAGCCTTTAAGGGACTTACCGCCAATCTCCCTGTACCGAGCCTCACGTAGCTGTAAGTATTTCTGAGGATCGCCATTAGCCGCTTCAAGCATACGCTTTGCAGGGACAACGCCCATGTTGATAGCAGTATCGGCATGGATAGCCTGTAGTTTTGGATCTTTAATTTGGTCCGCTCCGGACGGTAGCCAGTAGTCCTTGTAAAGTATCTGAGCAGCTTGCTTACGTGTTAAGCTCTTTACATCTATATCGGGGTGTGCTTTCTGGTCAATACCATAGTTTACAGGCTGTCCAGTACTACTGTCGTGGGCGTTGTAGCCGCCCTCGGCACCAGACAGATAATCGGCATAGAAGCTCACAAAGCCCGGCTTAGGCCCTGCCGCTTGAGGCGCTGCTTGCGTTAAAGCTTGCCGCCTAGTAACCCCGGTAGGATCGCCGCGCCGCAGTACCCTAGGGCCTACCGCCGATGGGGCGGAAGAGGGTATTGCGGGGGTCGCTGGCGATGGAATTGCGGGGGTCGCCGGGGGAAAAGGGCCAGTAGCCTGAGGCGCTACCCCCGGTGCTGGCTGTGCTACCATACTAGGCGACATAGGCCCTTGTTGGGGTGGTGGTTGCGTTAAAGCAGCCGCAGCAGCTTGCACGCCGGGATTGACCTGAGGCGGTGCAGCTTGCACGCCGGGATTGACCTGAGGCGGTGCAGCGGGCGGGGCAGGAGGCGGCGCTAGTGCCGCAGGAGTTACTTGTGTAGGCGGAGCGGCAGGGCGTGGCGGCGGCCTAGCACCCGGATCGGCGTTAGCCGCTGCAACAGTAGCAGTGTTAGCGCCAACACGGTTCTGTGCGGCGGCTGTCTCCGCTAGCGCGTACTGGTTACGGATTTTGCGGCTCTGCATACCGCCTAGCGCACCAGACAAGGCGCGGGCAATACCCTCCGTATAGCCACCCGCTACAGGGGCCGTATTGGTCCCTGTAGTTAGTAGGTTGTTAGCTACAGCAGTAGCAGGGTCCGCCTGATACGCTTTATCCAAAGTGGGGTTAGACCCCATGTACATGGACTTTATTACCGCATCTTTTTGAGCGTCGGTTAGCTCCTTCTTGTCGAAGATAGTACCGAGTTTACCGAGCAAGCCGCTAGCCATGCTGCCATACCTTTCCATGATCTACAGTCATAAAGCCGTCGCGGCTGCCGACTGCCTCGGGAAGTACTTTAAGGATATCATCGGCCATAAAGCCGAACTCACGTTTGACCGAGCCGAGATAGCTGAACACGTATATCTTAATACCACTGGCTAGCTCACCAACTTGCTCAATGTGGTGTTTCAGCCTACGGTCGCTAAACGGAATAGCACTAAGAGCCGAACCGGCTAGACCAAAGATACTGCCAATACCCGCATTACGGCTAGCCATCTGCTGATTATACTGCTGCATCTGGTTGTTATACTGGTTCTGCACCAGACCTGAATAATCAGTATTCTGCACATTAGGCTGGTTGTAATTGGCAAACTGCGGAGCCTGAACTTGCGATCCAGACATTAGGGACGCCATTTCCTGAATAGGGAGCGAACGCGCATAAGCAGCGGATTGCTCTTGCTGCTGACGAGCTTGGTTATTGAACGCCGCGCTAGACATATTTTGGTTGTACTGCTGATTTTGGGCAGTATTGCCAAACGCAGCCTGTGCAGCATTCTGTTGGTTCTGAGCGCCCTGCGCTTGGTTGTAGAACGCAGCTTGCCCCATGTTCTGAGTGTACTGTTGGTTCTGCGCCTCATTGCCAAATGCTGCTCTAGCAGCGTTCTGTGTTTCAGACTGAGCCTGAGCCTCGTTACCAAAGCCCGCCCTAGCAGCGTTCTGCGCCTCTGCCTGTGATTGGGCAGTATTGCCAAACTGAGCTTGCTGCATGTTCTGCTGATTACGCTGTTGCTGCGCGCTGTTACCAAAGCCAGCGCGGGCAGCGTTCTGTGCCTCGGCCTGAGCCTGTGCGCTGTTACCAAAGCCAGCCCTAGCAGCGTTCTGTGCCTCGGCCTGAGCCTGTGCAGAGTTAGCGAACTGGCCTTGGTAGTTAATCTCACCCACACCCTCTTGACGGCCCTGTAGTGCGAGACCGAACAGGCGGGACTGTTCTTGACTGCCAGCCTGTATGCCAGAGTACGTAGCTTGGTTATAGGCGTCTGTCTTCTGCCGCTGGGCTTGATCCATAGCATTGCGATATGCTACAGAGTTTTCAGACACACCCTTCGCGGCAAGAGTAGCAGCTAGCTGTCGCTGTTGCTGTTCCCACTGGGGGTCAAGTCTGGAGGTCGCTTGCTTGTACACCGAGTCCTGTACTCGCTGTGCCTCTGCGCCGTAGTCACCGATACCGGGTATCTTGTCCAGCCCACTATAATCCAGACCCTTCTGAATGTCTCCACCACTGGCATAACCTCGCTGTATATCGCCACCGCTGGCATAGCTATCCTGTATGTTACCCCCTACATCGTAGCCGCGAGCAATGTCACCACCGCTGGCATAAGTATTCTGTATGTTGCCGCCACTGGCGTAGTTCTGCTGTATGTTGCCACCCGCATCGAAGCCATACTGCTGATTACCGCCAGTGTTATAGCCGGTCTGAATGTTTCCAGCGTTGCCGCCACCATACTGTATTGGTTGGAACCCTGAGGTGTCCCAAGGCGTTGACATGGTTCTGTTGACATTACCCATGCTCGCCATAGCGGTGTCAGACAGCGCATTGGAGACTTGGTTCTGCTTGTCGTACAGAGCTTGCTGGCCGGGGCTATAGGTCTGAGTACTGGCGAACTTAGGAGTGCCATCGGGGTTAGTACCGACGACATTCCATGTCAGTGAACCCTCGGGAGTATACTGGTCAGCACGGTTCAAGTACGCCTCAGACACAGCCGTGCTCTGATTAAGCGCTTTCTGAGCATTAGCTGTTGCTACTGGATCAGGGGCTACAGGTGCCTTTGGGGTTTTCTTTCCCACGGGTGTTTCCTAGTTTAAGGCTGGTCCCCTTAAAGCATCTAGGCGTTACCAGAAGTCCGCTACTGCTTGTCCGTTGGCTTTGGCAGTAACTTCCTGTCCGGTTCCAACTGGGTAAACGGGTTCAAGTCCAGTTCCTTCCTCAACACCCTCACTTTGGGAGGTGGAGGTTTCCCGAACGATGTTATCCCCATCAACCGTAAACTCCTGAATATAGCGGCATTCTTCGCGTAACATGCCGTAAATCATGGCGTCCTTAACGCCATCGTACCCCTGCCTTATACGGCCTTCCAGCACAAAACCCAAGCCCTCTAAAAAGGCTCTGGCGCGCTTGTTAGACTTCTTCGCTAGGGCAGTACAGCGGACACAAGAGAGTTGATTAAAGACGTAATCAAACACGGCGTGAATAACCAGATCACGCCACGCCATAGGAGTTTCAGCAGCAGTACTAAGCTGACAGTCATAGCCACGGAAATCAGAAAAAGCAACACCGCCTTGGAACTCCCCGTTGTCGTCAAGTATAGCCATAGCCTGATACATGCCCGGCTCTAGGTAACAGCCAGTCTTTTCAGTAATATACTGACCGACCAGTAATACTTTATCAGAAGCGGGTACAGCGATCATAGTAGTCCAGTAGCCTCTTCGTACACATGCTCAGTTGAGTACCACTCAAAACTAGCACCTTGAATACTGCCCTGTAGCCAGTGACTAGCTACAACGCCGTAATTACCGTAGGCCGCGATCCAGCGTTGTGTAAACGGCCCGCTAGCCCATATAGCATCATCCCAAAAGGACAAGTCCCACTCAGCGCCCGCTCCCTCGTTAATAGGATTAGGTTCGGTAGTTGGTACAATTTCCATGAAGTCCACAGACAGGCGTGACGCCAATACTACAGGAGCCTCGGAGCGTACTTGGAACATTGCCCAATGGAACAGCTTGTGCTTAGGTGTCTTAAAGTAGTTATAGGCTTGTTTGACGTTGAACTCTATAGGTTTGAGATTATCGAACAACCCGCCCATCTTACGGACAGAGCCATCATGTCGGCCAAAGTACATAACCTTCTCAGACTGGCACCAGCACAGCGGGTTCCACTCTTTAGACAGGAACCGGCACCATGCTTGAGTAGTAGTGTTCATCACAAACTGGTGGTGATCGCCAGCAATGTTATTACTCACTGGTACATTAACGATCATCAGCCCGCCAGTAGGGTGTAGGTGCATAGACCAGCCCCACTGACCGCGAAACTCATTATTCTTCAGCAGTATGTCACCAGTCTTGCTAGACAGCGCTGTAGCCTCATAGCGGGTGTCGCTTGTTTTCTGTATGGCCGAGAACTGCATAACGCCCTCGGTTGTAAGTATTAAAGTATCTCCCGCGTAGTCCAGTATGCACTTACGGCCTATAGGCTCGGCCCCCCTGTAACGACCGACAATCTCCCATGAGTTGTAGTCGCCGGGGTCCATGCCGCGAAACAGGAAATACTCGCCACGGTTAGTTATGAAAATTATGTAATCGTCGGGACCATCGCCAGCATCTTGCGAGAAAGTAGCGATAGCTTGAAGGCGACCGCCTAGCTTTGAAGCCTGTCCTAGATCGAACCACTCTGCCGCCCCTTGTATTTGTCCCGGTGGTAGGTAGTAAAACCCTAGTGTATCCTCCATGCCGAAGAACAGACGGCCCATATAGTTACAGACGTAGTTAATCCCAACATCCGGCTCATTCAGCCCGGTTATGGCGAGATTAGCAATAGCAGTACCATCGAAGCTCATAGGTACATCAGCGCCGGTTGTAATGATTAGCCATTGGTGACTGTCTGCTACGGTGGCAAACATGGTAGACACCACTTGCGCCCCGGCTAGGTCGGATTTAAGGGTATTAGCCACATCCTGTACAGTGACATCTTTGATATTGGGTACAGCAAATGCCAGCACCTTCTGAATGGTACTGGACGCAAAAACCTCCAAGCTCTCTACCGGCGAACCCACATCCCCAATATGGATACTGCACCCCTCCCGCATCCTGCACGTAGTAGTGCCGGGGATGATGTTGTCCATCTGGTACGCATCGGTTTCCGGCATGTTAGCAAGAGCGTCACGACCGTTAAGACCCCCAATCGGAGACGCAATGGTTTGCGACTTTGACTGCTGGTTAGTATTGACCTGTAAGCCTTCGTAGAGCATGTTACACTCCAAATACAGGAGGCGTACTAGGCTGAGTTAGCGGATAGTAGTCACTGAGCGGGCGAGCACCTATGTTGAACTCGCCAGTACCGAGGAACTGAGCAAAACGCTGAGACAGCGTACCGGAGTATTCAGCCATTTCCGCTGTAAAGTCCAGACCCTTCTTCTGCCGCCAGCGCCACGAAAGGTTCATTTCTACTAGGTCTTCATCGACTAGCGCTACATCAGTATCCTGTGAGTACTGCGTTACAGGAGTATTCTGTGCGTCCTTAGCGATGAGAGTAGTAATGTACATGAACACTAAGCTCTCAGGTGAGCTAGGCGTAGGGGCTATAATGAACTTGTTTCCGAACGGATCAATACGGAAGCCCTGCGCCCAGTTCAGCCCGCCATTGAGAGAGTATCTATACCACTGGATCGGAGATAGCGAACCCTTTAAGGCATAGTACTGCTGTGAGTTTACTGCGCTCGGTGTGACGAGGTGGTGGAAGTCGAGAGGTAGATCATACTCAGTCTGCCCGACAACAGTATCGAACTTCCACTCCCTAGTCAGTACGGGCCAATTCTTCTTAAAGCTCGTAGAAGACAGAGCCTTATTCGCCAGTGCAAAGCTTTGGCGCATGTTAGGGTCTTGTGACGCACCAACAGAGCTAGTAACTGTAGGCCAGCCATTGCTGTCCATTACTGTCTTTACAACACTGAGTAGCGTCACAGTACCCTCCTAGAGCGTAATGTCTTGCAGCTTCTTAGCCGGGGGAGCCATCTGTTGCGCCGCCATATTATGCGTAGCAACTTGGCGCTGTAGCTCAGTAGTCTGCGAGTTAGCGAGCGCCAAAGCCTCACGTAGCTGCCTGACCTCGGCTTCAAGCTCAAACACCTTGGCCGTAGCGGCGCTAGTGTCAGCAGTATTAAAGGCAGTCTTGAGATAGGCGCGAGCCTGTTCGCGTAGCTCCTGTGCGCCCATCCCAATGACCTGCAAGCTAGCATCCGAGATATCGGCAAGCTGCTCGACAGTAAAAATGTTAGCGGCGTTAAGCGTAGCAATAAGCCCACGGTCGGCCCTAGGCCACATCTTGAGCGGCATACCACCCAAGTCCTGTGTCTGCTCGGAACGCTTGAACTTCTCGATATACTCCTGATAGCGCGCATAGTGCGGGCTGCGCTTAGGAGCAAGTAACTGGGGCATAGCCTTTAAAGACTGCGGCGACCAAACCCGCTCAAGCTCAAAGCTCGGGGTACTGGACTTCTGCCCCGGTGTGATAACATCCACCATCAGTACAGTGTCGAAGATAGCGCGCCCTTCGGCGTTAGTCGCGGTCTCGTTACGGGCGCTAGTATAGAAGAACCGCAAAATGCAGCCCTCCGGACCCGGCGTCATGCCTTCGGTAAATGCGCTGTCTTCCACGATATTCTCCTTGTTTAACTACTGGTGAGCGAGGGGACCAACCAAAACCCACCAGTAGCCAATAGCAGCCGACTCGCTACTAATCCTTGAGCACGCCTTGGAACTTACGCCCGGAAGTGGTCATATTCCCCGCCCAACCAAGCAGCTTCACGAAAGCATCCTGATTGTTAGTATAGCGGTCCGGGTTGAGCGCCACGTACTGACGATCCGTATGCGGACGCAGGTAAATATAGTCCGTATTGAGGAAGTACATATGGTTGGGCGGGCAAGCGCCGCCCATGCCGCCGTCAAACACAACGTCGGCTCCCATGAACTTCAAGCTCTCAAAGCCAGACTGCGCCATTTCACTGGACGTAAACCGCTGGTTAGGCAGTAAAGCACCCCAGTACAGACTGTAGTAAGCATCGTCAGCTACGATCAGATCAGGATGATCCGCACCGCGTACAAGCTTCATCCACATGCGGTTCATGTAGTTAATCATGTTCGCAGTAGTAGCAGCCGCGCCGCCGTCAGTCGTTGCATCGAAGAACTGGTTTTTCCAGAATGCCCATGTAGTAGCATCAATGCCACCCACTACACCCACACCAGTATCCGACACAAGAAGTCCAAGACCGCCGATGGACTTACCGGCAGCGGCAGTGCCGTCACCGTAAATCGCAGCAGCCATCTTGTTCTTCTTCGTCTTCTCAGCGTTCTCGATACGAGCAGTAAGCAAGTCGATAAGCTGGCTCTCGCCGGAGTTCTGAAGTTCTTCCAGACCCGACATAGTAACAGCCACCGCGTTCTGTTTCCAGTCAAACTCGGCGGCAGTAAGCACATCACTCGGGCTGATGTTCAGCGTGTCGTAACCGCTGTACCAAGTGAAGGTGCCGTTCTCGCCGTATTCGAGTTCCTGCATGATGCGTACACCGCCGTCAGCAGTCTTTTGCTTACCCTTACTCTCAAGGCGCTTCAAGAGCGCATTGTTGTTAGTAACGTTGTCTTTCGTCTTCTTACTGCGCTTGTTGAGCGTAGTAGTGACAATCTCTGATACATTCGGACTAGCCATGATCGTTCCCTTAGTTTACGGATGCTCTAAAAGCTTCCTGTAGTTCTTCACGGAGGGTTCGATTTGCGTTGTTGGGCGCATGGCTGGTGTCCCCTGCGGGACCGCCGTTAATGGAGACGCCTACCCCACGCGCCCGCGCTGCTTCCGCTGCGGCCTTATCCTGAGCTGCTTTAAGGGCCTCCTGCTGTAACCTCTCCCGTATCTGCGGGTGATTATACGTTGCGAAGTCATAAGCTGCTTTAAGGAGATCGGGTTCCGACAAGTACGGTTGCTGTTGGCGGAGTAAGCCAATATGCTGTACTACGCTATCTGCAACATCAGGGAAGTACGGGTGTAGCAAGTTTCCACTCGCATCCTTTTCTTCCGTAAACTGTTGCACTAGCCTAGCATTTTGAGCATGTTGCTGGCTCACGGAGATATTCGTATATCCAGTAAGAGCGTTTCTAAGCTCTGCAATCTCATTCTGCAAACCAAGGAAGCGCGGGTCGCCTTGCTCGACGCCATCGTTCATAGCGTCTCGCGCATCTAGTAGCGCATCCAAATCCAGTCTGTGTTGATCGGCAAACCACATGACAAACTGGCCGGGGTCTTTACCGGCGAAGTCCGATAGACTGAACAACTGCTGTAAAGCTGCCGCTGGCGGCATACCTTCTGCGGCCCATGCTTGACGCCTTGGACCTATCACTTGGTCAATCACATCGTAGTCCGCGAGCTTAGTAGCCCAGTTATTCACGCCCTCCATAGTACGTTCGACAAACTGCCGAGTTTCCGCCGGGAGTGACAAGAATTGCTCACGCTCTACAGCAGTAAAGCCTTCCACGAATGGCGGCAGTACCGGAGGAGCGGGTTGTCCTGATTGAACCGCATTAAAGGCTTCAATTTCGGCATTACTGGCGAAAGAGCCATCCTTACGGTGGAAGCGATCACCGACCTTGACCAAATCCGGCCCGGTGTTCTCCTTTTGTCCGGCCTCAGGAGCGCCTTCGGGCGGCTGTTGGGACAGGGGAGCCTTGTCGCCCTTAAAGGCGTCTGTGAGCGTGTCCTTGAGGCTGGGAGCGGGCGGTTCGTCGGGAGTGTCCCGCAAGACCTCAGGCACGGGGGCTGGACCCCGGTTCTCAGGGACTTGATCGCCGTGAAATGGTACAGCATCATCCGACCTAGCATTCAGGTCAGTAGTAATGTCGATGCTGTCTGCATAGTCGGGATTCATTAACGCCCTCCAAGCTCACGAATTACATCTGCAATCTCACGGCCTGTTACCGGGCGGTGTGTATCACGGTTCCTGTGTGACAAGTCCAGCGGTATGTCGCCAGCTTCCATGACACCATGCTTGCGCATGTGCTCTTGGTGTGCTGGCCTACTGGTTATGTATGAACCGTCCATTGGGGACTGGTACGGCTGCTTGTCAGGCATGTAGTACGGTCCAGTAGTTTCCTCGAATGGCTCGCCACCGTACTGGGGAAGCAAATGGTTGCGACTATCCGAACCCTTGTAGGTCTTATACTTGGGGACTGACCGTACATGCCCGGCAACAGACACGTAAGTTCGCCGCCCCACATGGTCCGCTGGGAAGTCATACAGGTTATCTACGTCTTGCATCACGTTCCGCCAGCCTACGCTGAATCTCTTCCATAGCCTTAGCTGTAGCGTCTGTATGCCCCTTCTTAGAGGCTTCCAGAGTATCAGCCTGTTGCGTCCAATACTTGGTCTCGTTAGGCGAAGTATCGTTCTTGGGAAGGTTTGCCATGTAGCGCGCATACTCGGCACGCTTCTCGGGGTCTTGATAGAAGTCTACCTCTTCTTTACCCGTCTTAGGATTGATAAACCCCATGATACTACTCCTTAGCCTCGGGCTTCGGTTTAGCCTTTGCCGCCACCTCCGCTGCACTCTCCTGAACATCAACCTTGCGATGCTCTAAGGCGTCTGAGAGCGTCGTTTGCTCCGATTGCTGCTGTCTGTCAAGCTCAAGTTGTTGATCCTCGCGCTCGCGGTCGATGTCAGCTTCCTCAGTAGCAATGGCACGGTCCTTGTCAGCTTCCTGTACTTCGTGGGCGCGTGCAACCTCTTGCATGTACTGGTCAGCTTCCTTGTCCTTCTGCTGTAGTTCCTTATCATGCTCTTCGCCAATAATATCAAGAGCAACCTTCTTCTTTTCCAGCCCTAGCTTTTCACGCTCTAGTGCTATCTGTGCCATACGGTACTCGTGGTTCAACTGGAACTCACGATCAGCCGCCGCTTGGCGTTGCTGTGTCTCTTGTGCTTTAGCGTCAGCGGCTATCTTTGCTGTAGCTTGGTCACTCTGAGCTTTAATACCCGCAACAGCTTTCTGCGCCTCTGCTTGAGCAGCCCCGTCGTCACCGCCTTCCTTACCCGGAGGCGGTGTAGGAGGTGCTGCCTCAAGTTTCTTCTGGAAGGTTTCAAACTCCTTCTCCAACGGCCTACTAGCGGAGAACGTTCTTACCGTGAACATCATAATACCGCCTAGCAGCCCGCGCATATCGGGGAACTGCATAGCGAGAGGCGCGGCTTGCTGTAGGAAAGCGCCCATGCTGGACAAGAATTGCATCCTGTCTTTGCGCTCTTTTTCCTCGTCGGGCAGTATAGTACTGTCAGTCTCAATACCAATACTGGCACAGCGCAGCTTGTCAGACCGTACAAGCTTTAATACCGCCTGAAACATCTGTTGGACTTGTTCCGACTGCGGCGGAGGGGGCTGCTGTGGCGGCGGAGGGGGTTGTTGCCCCTGCATCTGCGCCTGTTGCGCCGCAACAGGATACTGCTGCATCTGCTGTTGGTATTGCTGTTGCGCTTGCAACTCTTCCGGCGTCGGCTTCGGAATAGTAAGTCCGGAGTATAGCAGCATGGTGCGGTCATTAAAGTGCTCTGCTGCTATCTCAACAAAAAGGCGGATAAAGTCGCGTATAAAGCCTTGTACTTCACGCTGCATATCCTTGAGCCGACCAGTAGCCCAGTCGTTCTTAATCTGTTGAGCGCCAAGTGTCTCGCTCGCCTTCGACACGCCCCTAACGATATCTGAGAACCCGGTAATCTCGTAGATTTCATTCTTGCATATCTCCCGCTGCTTGAACAGTTCCGAGAGGCACATTACTACGTCTTTGATTGGCACCCACTGGACAACGCCAGTAATGCCACCAGCACCCATTAAAGCAGCCCAGTCTTGCACTGGTATCATCTTGTTACCAGCGCCATCCAGCACATTGGCTAGATTTTCTTGACTGCCATCATACAGGCCACGTACTTTAAGGGCTTCGGTCAGATAGCGGATACGCTCAGTTAGGCGGTCTAGCTCCGCAGCTTGCGCCCTGTATTGACTGTACAGCGCCTTAGGGATAAAACTCTGTGTCGTCCATACTGCCCTTAAAGGTCTAGGACATGGGAAGAAGTTCTCTAGCTTTAAAGGGTCCGACTTGACATCCAAGACATCATCCGGGTAATCCTCTGAGAACCATACTACCTCTTTATTTTCCTTGTCCCATATCTCTTCAATTACACACTGTTGCTTGGGGCTATCCTGTTTACCCTTGTCTTTACGGTCCTGTGCGTTATAGGTGTAGCCAAGCTTGTTAGCCTTCTCCTTGCCGAACCGCTTCTCGGCTTGCTTGCGCGTGAAGTACACGCGGCGAGACACCCAAGGCACCTCTAGCCAGTAGCGTGCAGTCCCGCACTTCCAGTCTTTAAAGTGTACGTAGTCGAGCGCCATACCCTCGAATGTCAGGTACTCCTTGGGACTACCATCCTCATGCTGCAATGGCGTGACATTATCATTGTCGTACATAGGAGCGAACTTAGGGTCGTAACGAACCCACACGTTGCCCATCCCCGGCAGTACATAGTCACTGACCGCGTTCTGTAGCACGTAGTCGAAGTCTAGGCTGTCTACCGCGTACTGACCGACAGCTTCTAGCAACATTGCCGCAGCGACTTTAAGGTTATCCTCTGTGTCTGTTTGCCGGTTCTTGGCCTCGACCTTGGGCGTCTGCCCGTACAGAGAGGGCTTAATGGTTTCAGTACTAGAATACAGGATGTTATACTTATCCGTACCCCTGTTACTGGACTCTAACATGAAGCGATCCATTACAGCATCGCCATCGGTCTGAAACGTGTCCCACCGCTTGTTGGCCTTGCTGATCTGCTCGGCCCAATACTCGCGCCGATTAGTCGCATCCTCGGCGGATTTCGCCTTGTTTTTAGTGGGATAGCCGGATTTCGGGGCGGTCGCCATAGTCGGGTTCCTTTAGGGGCTACTTACATCCCATATTGATTAGTTTCAATGGCGATTTTGGCGTCGTTAAACAAATCCGTTAAAGTAACATCCTGTAGCTGTTTAGGTGGTATGCGCGGTGGTACTGGCTTGGGACGGCTCCACGGGCGCGACATCATCCCGTAGCGCAGATCATCAGGTGCGTGATCCTCGCCAGTAGTATCACAGTCCTCGGGGTCTTTGGTATCATGCTGTAGCGCCGGCAGCGTGCGTATCAGGTGCGGACACGTATTAAAGCAATACCACATGGGAGTACCCACGCCGTTATTAATGTCCGGGTCTGCGTCCACTCCTGTAAGCCGCTCACGTATAGCCCCCCACCCAGCAAGCCGCGTGTTGTCAGCGGGCCTAAAGAATACTCCTGCCCGCGCCATAACTTCTGCGTGCGAAGGTCCACCATCTTGCTTGAACGCAGAAGGGTCCAAGACCCGATACGTAATTTTCTCACCTTCTTTGGTCCTTGCTTTAATGCCCTCGGCTACCCGACTTGCGGGCCATCTAAGGCCAGTATTAACCATTCCGGCAACTGCACCGTACCATTCTCGGTAAGTGACAATTGCTCCCTTTGGTATTTGTCGTGGATACGGTCGTACCAAGTCGAACGAAAGCGGGTCAGGAGGTCTAAGGTCTGGTACTGAGACAGTCCCATCAGATACAGCGTGCCAATGAAAAGAGAACGGCGAGGCACTGCCCCAATCTCCCGACATGAACCGCATCCAGTGCCTAGGTATTTCAAAGGGAGGGATGACGTGTTCGAGAGTAGAGAACTCCGGGAAGTACGCGCCAGTAATAACATTCCAGTCTCCTTCCAGCCACGCCCGTACAAGTTCCGGTGAGCCAACTTCTCTTAGTCTGCCAATATAGCCGGGGTCGACATTCAACAGTATCTTGTTGTCTGTAACCTTCGCCGGTATAAACATGCGCGTGCTGCCCTCGGGGGTAGTAGTTCTTACAAACCCCTGTGGCGCATGGTCAATAAAGTAGTTCTTAACCTCATGGTGTCCCGGTCCACCGGGGTTCGCGGTCGCTCGTATCCGCTTATGGGTAACTCTCGTATCTGTACCGCGCAAACAGGCTTTCATTTTCCTGTATGCATTCATGTTCGACCAGTTCCCCAGTTCATCGAAGCCAATCCACGCATACTGGTGGCCCTGATACAGCGCAGCGTCGTCCTCGTTCTCAATGTGCCTAAGCTTTAATGTAGCTCCCGATGGAAACGTGAAGGTTCTGTCGCTTACTTTCCAGATCGCCCCTAGATGGAGATACATTTCCTTGGCTTGCTTTACAACCTCTTCCAGTTCCGGGTAGGACTTCCTGAATAGGATACCAGCCCAGCCCGGTCCCTGCCCTACATCCTGTAGGTAGTCACCCAGCAGGTACGCCGTCTTACCACCGCCACGCGCCCCACCGTACAGCATGTCGTCTATAAAGCGGGCGCTTATGGCTAGGCTCTGCGGCCCCGGCTGAGGTTCCCATATGGCGTTACTACTCATAGTCCCACCTCTTTATGGCGTCCATGAACAGTAGCTCGGGTACTATCTGGTTGCCGTACTTCCCAGTAGTAGCTTCTGCTCCTAC